TTGCCGTTGGTTCGTATTATACTGTCGTTTCCAAGAAAAGGATAGCGTGTATCTGATTCTGCTTTGGTGTAGCTGTTAGCTATGGAGAAAGCGTCATACACTATAATCTCGATTACATCATTCAGAGATGCACCAGTGGTTAGAACCACGGTTGTACCAGACGTTGCTGTATAATCTTCAGCACTTTTTAATAATATTCCGTTCTGAAAAACGTCACAGTAAACGGAATCTGTATATGTTAAGACGTTTGCATTAGCATCTGAACCACTAAAAGATGTCTGCCCTGCTGTGGCTTGGTATATGAAGCGTGTTCTAACGCCTTGGTTTGGTGCTTTTCCTATGTATGGCATTACTGTTTTATCTCCGTTGCTGATATCTGTGAAATTCCATATTCAATATAAGGTGCGTCTTCATCCGTATTTACTCTGTTTATTGTAAGAGTATCTGTTCCAGAACCATCACTATAAACTCTAATAGCTAATTTATAGGTTACTTGGCTTGTGGTGCTAGGAGTGTCATAGTCAAATATACTGGCTGTTTCTGGAGTAGAGCCAACATCCGTTCCTTGAAATGTTCTTGTCAGCATACCATAGCCATAGTTTCTCGTACCCACCGCATTTTCATGCAATTCAGTCGTATCCCTCATAAAAGAAAGCATATTATTGTAGGTATTCCCCTCTTCTCCAAGTTCGCCAAAAAAATGAGCATCTAAACGAATTAAACTATTTGAAAATTTTGGTGTAATATTTACAGACATTCCAGTTATAGCTACAACTGTGTTTTGGGCAAGAGCTTGTGTGTTGACGCTTGTGAGTCTTGTTCTTTGAACTTGCAATAATGCTCCACTTGGATATGCACCATGTCCTAATCTCGTTAACGGCACTTCTTACTCCTAGCTTGGTTTAGTTGGAAACTTTACACTACTCATGTCTAATGTACCATCACTCGCTAACTTTGGATCAGAGTTTGCAGGTAAGTCTCTCAAGTCTTGTCTATAGGTTTTCATAGCACTCGACATGGTTACGTCACCTAACGCAGTCCAATCTGTTTCTGCCAGTAGCCTATCTCGTTCTACACGAAGCAATCGCATTGGCTCACGGCTTTGCAGTAATGTCTTTTCACCTGCTACCTGTGCATATGTTACGCCCCAGTCCTTTGGGTCTGCACTTTCGATAGCTGAACCATTGCTGTCTGCTCCTGTAACTTTACGAAACATCTGGTTAAACTCTTCTTCATTTGTAGGCTCTCCTCTAAGAACCCACTCTGTAACTCCTAAACTCGTTAATGCTTGTGCTATTGTTGTCATTTTTTTCTCCTATTGTGCTATTTCTAATATAACAAAGTTTAAAGGTGTATCAAAAGGATGTGAATTGGGCATCATATACCCTGTTGCTCCACTTATTCTATGAGTAATTTTATAATTTTGTTGAGATGTAGAATTTGGGCTATGAAAACCTTGAATGTTACACGTTTCAGCAATTCTGTCTCCACTTGACCCATTAAATAAAGTAGCTCCTCCACCAATAATTGTACTTCCATTTTTTATATTTACAAAATATTCTTGAGAATGTTGACTGATGTATATTCTGGATGAGAACAAACACCATAATTTGCTTGTGCTAAATTTAGGCGTAATATTTATAGAAATTCCTGTGTCAACATCAGATGTTGATGTTGTTGAAATTTGATTAGAACTTGATGTATTGACTACTTGAATAACAGAACCACTTGGCATAGCTACAGTATTAGCCGTAGTTTTACCCTGTATTGTGTCTACGGATAGTGTACTCATTGGGCAATCTCCATGAGGGTTAAACTTGTTACATCTTTTCCAAATGTTCCTCCACTATTATAGGTGTGAGGGTCATGGACTAATTTGTAAGTTATGGAGCTTGTTGTTGCAGGACTATCAAGAAATGTCATCATAGGCTTCCATGTTTTTATATGACCATCACTTCTAAAATAACCAAATCTACCTAAATCAGTATCTGTAGCAAAAACCTGTGTACTCCCTCTTTTTATCAAATAGTCACCAGAATCTGTAGCATTTGAATTGTTAATATAGTGACCCATACTTCCAAATATTAAAATTTTGTTAGACGTTGAGGAAGGAGTAATTGATAAAGAAAATATATCAGCCACTGCTGTAGAAGAGTAATTAACATCTGAATCTAAAGCTCCAAAGACTACCTGCACCACATACCTATTCGTGCCATCTGCTGTCTGTCCTCGTATGCTGTCTACTCTTAATGTACTCATTGTTTATCCTATTATACTGGTGGTGCTAACCATTCAAACATAAGAGTGGTATCAAATTCAGTAGCACCTCCACCTCTTACTCTTATATTTTGAACTGAACCTATTCTCGTAAGTATTACATCATCAACATGAGTAATATTGTAATATTTACATCTTGTATGCACATCATAAGTAGTATCGCCTGTATAAGGTGTGTTACTATAGATGTCACCGCCAACTAAGCTTCCACCATTAGGTGTATACGTTATGTCTAGTTGTATATATCTAGGTCCTGTGCTTGTAAGTGTTTGTATATGACACTCTAAATAAACTCTATATACGCCAAGCCTACTTGTTTTAAAAGAACCACTACTCTCAGTCCATGCTGTACCAACTTGTTGGAAACCAAAGTTTGATTGGCTATTCATTTGCGACCAACCCGTCATGGTAACGGCTGATGCAGAAGAGGTATCTTGATTTCCATTTTTAGTGAACTGGGTAATATTATTATTTACAGGCACATCTACAATACCTGCACTATCCACAGTCATAGCCGTAGTGCCATTCGTATGCTTGATATTCTGTACTAGAAGGTTGCTCATATGATTGCTAGATTACCTCCAGAGTTTACTGTGATGGTTATGCCAGAAGATACTGTCAAAGGTCCTGTGGCTGTGGCATTCTCTGTTGCTTCTATCGTTGTGTCTACATCTACAGTCTGTGAGTTAACTCTAAACATACCACCATTCTTAAAGTTGCCTTTGTTCTGTACAGGTATTGTTGTGCTTACATCTGTAGCACCAAGATAAATAACAAATATATTACCTGTGCCAGTTGACGGAGCCTCTGTAAACGTAAGGTCAGTGCCATTAGGAACTGTAAATGCGTCTACACTCTCCTGTATTACACCGTCAACGCTAACTATGATGTCTTCTTGAGTAACAGTCTGGTTTAACGTAAAGACCGTTGTAGAGTTATTTCCGTTGAACTCCTGCGTTGCAGGTCTTGATGAAAAACTAGAACCAACTTGATTACCTATATGTGGCATTAATCCTCCTATGTACTAATAGCGTCCACAAAACTAACATAACAATTCAAAGACGCATCAGTGTTTGATTTTACAAATAACTGATCTCCGTTCTGTAGGACTATCTTACTACCCCCATCTATCAACTCTAAACTTGATCCAGATGGTATGGGTGCGTTCTTTATTAGATATACGTCTAAATCACTACCCCCTGCTGCTGCCGTTCTTACAAAGCAGTCCACAGTGATCTGGGAGGTGATTACATTTGCCATTCTTATACCGACTATTGCATCGTCAGAGTCACAGTCAAAAACGGCTCTTGCCGTTGTTCCTATGTTGATATCGCTACTACTGTCTTTTGCTACTGCTCTTTCAAAATCTTGTGCCATTCAACCTCCTTTACAACGCAATCGCCATTGCCGTGGCAAAACCTTTAGTGGCTGCCCCTATATCATCTGCAACTTCTGATGCACTTCTACCCTCAACACTTGTTCCATCAACTCTTAAAAAATCATTGTCAACGACACCGCTAGTTGCAACTAAAACATTACCATTTGATATGCCTGTTGATAGCGTTGCTGTTGTTGTAATCGTTGTGCCATTTAATGTCATGGCATCAGCTTCAAGCGTTCCGTCCACATCTACATCACCAGATATGTCTAGTGATCCTGCCTGTAAAGCTCCGTCTGTAACGGTTAGGTTGCCTGTAGATGCTCCAGTGGCTGTAGTTGTTCCCACTACAAATGTATCAGCACTCTCATCCCACATTAATATAGCATTGTCACCAGTTGAACCTCTTTCGATAACTATACCACAGTCGTTAGAGTTTGAGGTTGCTCCACTGTTTAGCTCTAATAAGCTATCCTTAATGGTTGTATTTGTAGTATCCACAGTTGTAGTTGTGCCACTAACTGTTAAATCACCTGTAACTGTAAGGTTATCGTTTACTGTTGTCTCTGATGTTGTATGTCCTATGGATATGGCAGTTCCTGATACACCTGTGCCTATTGCTACAGACTCACCACCGTTCCCTGTATCGACAACGAGATAGTTATCTGAACCTTGTTTTATTGTAAAAGCTGTAGCTGAGTTATCGGACACGGCTACGTTTATGTCTGTTGCGTCTGGGCTTATAGAGTCTAAAGATATGTCACCTACATTCGTGATGTTTCCATCAGCAAAGTTTGTTGACCCTAAAACAATAGCATAATTACCCATGTAACCATGACTACTACACTGGTAGTACAAAATCTTGGGAGTATCTTTAGTTACAGCTATTTGTAGATATGTGCTAGTTGTTGTAACCCCTGTTGTGTATGCTGTCGTTTTTGCTGCATCCAAGTAAAGTCTAAAAGGATGACTAGACATATCGCTAGAACTTAGAGTGAACCTGTAGTGATACTCTGAGTTTGATGTTGTAGAATCTACCCCATGCAATGTTATAGCAGGTGACTCTATACCGTTTATAAAATATGCGTTACCACTACCATCCCCACTGTAAGGATGTGCAGATGTTTTGCTTGCCACAGTAACTGTAAATTCTACAGGAGATGATGAGCTTCCATAAATCCCTGCGTCTGCCTTTGCTTCAACTATTCCTACATTTTCTATGTCATTGTTTTGTGCATCTAAGTCTCCTCCCAATTGAGGAGTAGAATCGTTCACTACGTCAACACCTGTAAGACCTGCACCACTACCACTAAAAGCTGTGGCTGTTACAGTTCCCCCTATAGCAACATTGTTACTGCCATCCTCCACAACAATCTTGCTTGCAGGCACTGTGATAAACACATCTTTAGTTCCTGCACCAAAATCTACCAGATTGTTACTGTTAGAACTAGCTATAACAGATCGTGCTAGTGTTGTACCAGAGGCTGTAAATGTTCCTACACCAACCTCAAAATCACTATTGGTATTATCAACAATAGCATAATAGGTGGTATCAGAATTAGATAGATTAGCAGCAAAAGTTTCAAAGTTAGTGACTGCACCTGCGAGAGTGATCGTCCCTGTACCTGTTGTCGTTGTCGTTTCACGAACTCTATCTGCTATTACAAATGCCATTAAGCTATCCTTATTATCGCATTACTCGAGTCAGCCGTTGGAAATACAACGGTAAAGTCACCAGAGGATGCAGACTTATCTGCCCCAAAGTCTAAAACGCATACAGATGTATCACCAGTAGTATCTTCATTAAATATTAATGCTCCTCTGGCTGTTAGAGTTACATTGCTAAAAGTAAGATCAGAGAAGTCTGTAAGAGCCGTTGTGCCTGATGTGCTAGGGTCTACTCTTGTTAAGGTTCCACCCTTGGCTGTGTAGTTTGTTCCTGATACTTCATTACTTGTTGTATACTGTGTGGTAGATGCATCTAAACTCGCACTTGATGTATACAAGGCTAACTTAAAAGTATTACCTCCACTATTTAAAAAGTTGTGCTTTGCCTCTAATAGTTCCTTCTTAAAAGACGTACACATTGCCTGTGATATAGCCATTATAGTCTCCTTATGTGTTCAGCAAGCTGTTCTTGACCTGCATCTTTGATAGCGTTGTAAATAGTTGTTCTGTCTGATTTTATAGCTTCTTTCATGTAAAACGCTATAACTTTTTCCAGATGTTCCTTGAACGCTCTTGCCTGTTCTCTAACTTCTGGAGTAGCTGTATCACTTACCTCTACTATTTTATCAGCACATCTCTTGGCTATTTCTTCTGGTGTAAAGCCTCTGTTCTCTGTTGTATGCACATTAACTATGGGTGTTTTGGGTAGTTCCATTAACATTACATTATCCTTGGTTCACCGTTTCTATAACTATCTCTTTTGTTTCTTCCGTCAGCAAGTTGCTGTAATCCTGCCATAGCTTCATCATAGCGTGTTTTATAAAATGATATTATATCAGCTTCACCCTTCATAAACGTATATGCCTCTACCAATGTGCCATACAACAAAGTTGCCTCTGCATTATCGCCAAGCCATGATGTAGAAGATGTCACTATAGATGGTGGATCGTAGTAGTAATGAAGTTGTACTGTATATGTAGAATCTGGTGTAGGAGCTAATAAAAAGTTGTCTCCATCAAACAAAGAGTAGTACAGAGGAAGCCCTGTTGTTCCTGTTGCAGGATACGCTTCTCGTATAAAGTTTACATCTTTGGGGAGTAAAAAAGAATAATTACTACTGCCATCTACAACAGCAATAGAAAATACAGCTAAAAAATCTGTTGGCTTTGCTAAGAATCTATTACTCGTAGTAAGTGATGTAGTTACGTTCTTTCTGAGTTCTGGAATAAGAATAGATCGGTATATTCTTTCTTCCGTTTGCCTGACGAAGTTAGGAATATTATTAACAAAAGTAGTTTCGGTGTTATCGGTATATTCCTTGATCGCATTTGTTATTTCTGTATAATTCATTTTTTGCTCTTATTGGGTGCGTATAGATTATCAAAAATCTGGTTAACATCCAAGACATAATCTAAATCTGACTTAGAGTAGTGTATATGCTGTGATGGCAAGAAATCAGGAGGACCCTCTCCTGTTTCAAACCATGCAGGATGTGTAACACGCACTCTGTTGTTAGGCAACGCTACTATATTTCCTGTCCACGAATCTGCATCTAGTAACTCTAATACATGACTTTGCTTGTGTTGTGCAGGATCATCGGCTATCTCACTCTCTACATAATCCACAGTAAATAAATACTTAGCAGGGTAGAAGTCTTTGCCTATCTTTGCTAACCAAGGACATGGTGTAGCCCTATCCAAAACATACACAGCGTGGTGGAGGGAGGAACAATCCCACGGCTGTGCATAGTGAACAGGCATGGGTTCTGCCCACTCCTCAACTGGAGTATCTGCTACTAAAGCCGTAATTGGCATTCTAGCCCACATCGCTCCACCATGTACATTAGGCTCATCCGTGTCATCGGTTTCACAGCCTGTAAATATAACTTGAAAACTAAGACATCTATTTGGCATTGTTGTCACGGCAATAGCCATAGCGTGAAGGAACTCCCCATGATACTTCTGATGATTATGGGTATACTCCCTCCGTACCCAACATTTAAAATGTGGGATATTGCTTTGTAGATAAGGCATATTTTAGACTTTAGTTAGTTTGTATCCCTTAGCTTTAGCAGCAGCCCTTATCTTAGCAAGGCTCATTGTGGCTCCACCACCCTTCATCATTTTCTTCTTCATTGTGGCTCCACCCATAGCGTAGCCCTTTTTCTTCATGGCTCCACCACCACGCATCATCTGCTTTTTCATAGTGGTTCTACCACCTGCAGCCATGCCTTTCTTCTTCATCTTTCCACCACCTACATAACCTTTTTTATTTCTTTTCATCGGCATATCTTATCTCCTTAGCTTGTTGTTACCGTGACAATGCCAACCAGACCAAAGATTGGCGATATTTTTAAATCAAAGTCGTCAAACTGAGCAACACCAACAGATAACTCTAAAGGCTCTGTTCGGTCTGGTCTTGCATCAATTATGGACTGAGGATCGTCACTCTTTATCTGACCGACAAAGTTTTGTGGATGATCTGGATCAACCACATCTCTTCCAACCCTCAAACCATTTCTTTTACCATTGGTAAACTCGTATACAAGGTCTTCTATAGGATAGCGAAAACCTGTTCTATCGCATATTCCAAAAGCATATTTTCCCTTAGCATAAGCCATTATACACTCGTGAAGAACGTGTTATAGGGAACAAACTTTATAGAGGCTGTCTCTGTGTCTTCCCCTGCTGCTAATTCAAACTGAAACTCATACTCTTGTTTTAATCCTGCAACTCTATCAGCAACTTCTGGCTTCTTCATGGCTATGTAATACGCCAATCCTGCTACAAGACATGGCACAAACCGTGGTGGAACAAAGTTCGTTGTGGTTCCTGTTATGCCAGTTGCAATACTATCAATGCCTTTTAGTCTAAAAAAGGCTAACGTATATGTAGTGTCTGGAACAGGATGCAATGTGACTGTCGTGGAGCCTGCTAGTCTTTGTACAAATATCTGTGTTGGCTTGCCTTGTGTATTCTTATTTGATTTTTGGGCAAACGTAGAAACACTTATTCTATTTACATTTGTGTCAAGCTGTGATGTTCCTGTGCCTGTCCTAATTGTATGCTCAATTATATCAATGGTATCTGATGGCATGGTGTATGTGGCTGTGCCTGCTGACAAAGATAATGTGCCAGATTCTATGGTAAAAAGGTTTATACCTCTGTTTTGCCACTCTAATGTTAATATCTGGAAGCTACGTCTAGCTGTCTTTAAGTCATAGCCAGAACGCATTTCAAGCCCTGCTCTCTCAAAGGCTTCTTCAAATATCTCTGGTAAGTCTGGTGTTACAACTGCCATTAGAGCCTCCAATCTCTTCTATTTATAATATTATTCCTCATTCTTTTCAATCACTAATGGTTTACAGTAGGCTGAGTAGGTATTTCTTGTTTGTCTCTCATTGTAAAAGTTTATCTTATTGGCATACCAATTACACTTATCTATGCTCCCATATTGTAAAGATTCATCGTAAATCTGTGTTCCCTCTAAAATTACTAATACAAATACAAGCGTCTTCATTCTTTAAAACTATCATTCAAGCTATCTAGGACTTGATCTATGTTAGGTTCCTTCCCACCAGGATCATATCGACATTGAAACTCCACAGGACATTCACCTTCTACTACTAGGGTGTAAGTATCATTTGCTCCTTTGTATAAACACACTTGCTGTCCATTCTTAGCTTTTCTTCTTTTATATCGTCTACAGGTTATGTACTTTGGGTCTTCTCTAACCCCTCGCCTAATCTCCTGTTCCCATGTCCAGTCACTAAACTTCTTCAAAAAACAGGTATAACATTGCTTAATATTCTCTGATTGTGCCACATAGATAATAGTTCCATCAGTACAAACCCACTCAAATGTTTCTTGACCACCTTGTTTACGGACACATTTATCTCTAGTCCGATAACCACCATCCTCTGTCGAGTCCCATGAGGGAGTAAACGAAAAGACCAAGGAGAGCCAAACCAATAGCAAGAACGATAATAAGAACAACAATACCGATAACTTTTTCCCTAAATATCTTTTTATCATATATCTCCTGTTGCCTACGTTTCCTTATCTGACCTTCCATACGAAGAAGTTCATCCCAAGCTGCTGTTCCGTGTGTAAACTTGATAAACTGTTGAAGCTCGTAGCGTTGTTCTTCTAAACGCTTTTTGGCAGTAAAGGCTTCTATTGCCTCCTGCTCAATGCTTCCTCCACTAAAAACTTTACGAAACATGGTAGGGTTCTTGGCAGATTTATGAGCTGCATCCACATCACTAACAGCACCCATCCATCTGGATAAGTCCTGTGTCATGGATTCCAAATCACGACCTGCCTGAAACGCCCTTTTTATGCCGTTAAAAGCTGTGCTTGCCGTAGCGACAGCAGCCGAAATAGTTACTGGATCAAACACGTTAGTATGTTTTACGCATCTTCAGAATGATGGTATATGTATCAGCACTAGAGTGACCCACAGTAGTAAAATCAATATCACCTGTCTTTCCAGACCCTGCGTTATTTTTTATACCACCAAACTCACTATAGTCATGATACCCACTCTGATTTTCACCTAACTCTATTATAAATGCGTCAGACGTTGCATCGAAGAACATTCTAACCTTCATGCCTATGCACTGCCACCAGATTTTCTCTATGGCAACACTCGTACAAGTATTGCCATTTATATCTGATTCCAATGCGCTGACATCGACCTTTTTAACGGCTGACTCACCTGTACCATCAGAAATGTTTGTAAATTTCATAACAACGTGTTTGTCACCGTCAAAGAGGGTTTGTGATGTTACTGCATCAGCCATGTTATCCCCCTATTACTGGTCAGCAAAAGCAGGTACGTCTACTATATTTATTTCCATGCTACCAAAGTCAGTTAATGTTAACTTTGAGTTAGAACTACCGTTTGCATAAACACCAACATTATCTGCGTTGGTATCTAAATGCTGTACGTTTCCTAAGAAAAAGTTAGCATTACCAGGGGTAACAATAATAAGATTTTCACCCTCTTCTGCTGCTCCTGCATAGATAAACTTAAACGTAGCTCCTGCTACTGGTGCAGGTAGTGTTATTGTCCTATCTGCTGTTAAAGCAGGTACTGCAAGAACTCTCCCACTATGTGTTGCATTATCAAGTGTTTTGTCCTCGTCACCTAATGCAACTGGTGCATCACCCATAGTAATAACTTCTGTGATTGTACCAGTGGTTGCGTTTTTACTTAATGCTTTAAGTGTGCTTGTAGACCTAATTGGTCCTGAAAATGTTGAATTGCCCATATTAATCTCCTTGTCGTGGCAAATGTCAGCTTACGCTGTCAAGGTGAAATTATAAGGGGGCGATTTCTCGCCCCCAAGTTTGCTAGTTTACGCAGCTCCTGTTGAACCGTAAATTCCAAGTGGATCAGATACACCGAAAGAATATCTCTCTCTCGCCTTGTATCTTACGTTTCCAGTGTTGAAATCTCCGTCCATGCCAGTAGCCATAGGAGTTCTAACGAAATGCTTCATTCCGTTTGGAACATCTGTGATGATGAAGAAAGCATCACTATCTGTTAGATAATGGTTAACAGCAAAGCCTTCTGGGATAGACCCATTAGACTTGATAGCGTTAATGTCATTATCAGCAGTTCCTGTTCTGAAATCTGTTTGTAGCAATCTTGTTGCTGTAAACATCAATGCAGGTGGAACAATCAGCTTTCTTGGTCTTGCTGCAATCAATAGACCTCTTTCATCTACGAAGGCTGCGATATCAATCACAGCTTGCTCTAAAGATGTTTCGTTAAGGTCTGCTGCTGTTGATGGTTGGTTTCTGTTATTACCACCTGCCACGGTTCCGTGGGAGGCACTAAATAGAAAGGCTCCATCGCCAGAAGTGAATGTATCAAAACCAGTGTTTAGAAGTGACGCTGCTTTTGTTTGCTTTGTGTAAGCCATAGCTCTAGCAAGTGCTTTTGTATAACGTGCTGATAGGCTGTCATACAAATTGTCTTCCATAGCTTCCTCTGTGATAGAGAAACCCATAGCCACTGTCTCGTGATTAAAACGAGCAGTGAATGACTCTTGTGCTACATCATAGGAGATGGCTGCACCTTCTTGCTTCACTGGGGCTGCACCGAACCCTGATAGCTTCACCTCTTCCTCAAAACTTCTGTCTGAGTTTTCAGTTTCATAGATATCAGCGTGTTCGTTTTCATAGCCTTCATACTCTAGTCCAAACAATGCGTTTAAACCTGGGAGTAACTCTTTTAAGAGATTTGCTCTACTCATTACAGCCATGATTAGCCTCCTCCTGGCGCAGCAGCACTTGTGCCACCTGTTGCCAATTGATGCCCTGAATTAAACTTACAAAGCATGATTGGGAATGAAGTTCCTCTTTCGTCACCATCGTGACCACCAAGAAAATCAACAATCCTTACTGGTAAAGCTGCAGTTGTAGCTGTTGTGCTAATATCAATACTAACACGAGAGATACCAAACGTGGCACTTGATGCTGTTTGCTCTAACTCTACGTTAGCACCAAGATCATCATCAGTGACTGCTCCGTCTGCTTGTACAGCAAAAAGAATGTTTGGATCATCAGCAACATAAGCCATACCACTGGTATGGGCTGCACCTGACCATTGAGATGAAAATGTAAGCTGACTTGTGCTTACATCTATGTAACGACATCCTAGAAAGATACCGATTGGCGTTGCTGTGCTTGTGCCTGTATCTTTCGCTATCGTTGTGGTTCCACCGTCATCATTTAGCTTGACGACATCACCGTAACAAATCCTTGTGGATTGAGAAGATAGGATAGGATATTGACGAAAACCACCAGTGTATTCGCCACCTAATGTTCCTACTGGTCTTAACCCAAAAGGAGCAGATATGCTAGACATATGTCTACCTCCATTAAGTTGTTCGAGTGCTTCGCTCTGGTTTCAGAACTGGCATTCGAGGATCATTATTACGCAAGAAAGAATTATCCACAGATTCCATTTGCCTGTTAGCCATTTCCTTGTGGGCTTCCTTACGAGCTTCTACTTTTTCGGTTGATATGCTACAGAGTAGCTGACCACCAATTTCAATATTGTCTTTCCATCGTGAATCGATGTCAGACATAACGTGTAACTCAGGATGGTCTTTGGCTAAGACAGGTGTCCAACCTTCACGAAACCTTGCAGATACATTAGGGTTATCTGATTGACCCATGATCGCTGTTCGTATCCAACGAAACTTAACCCCAGGTCTGGGATTAGGTGTTGGCAACAACGTAGGTCTTTCCCATGATTTCTTGCGAAATTCCATTTCTCTTGTTTCGTTATCTCTTGGTTCTCTATCAGCCATTTCCTTGATCCTTCATTAATTGCGCTGCATATTGCTCTTTTGTGAGTCCCAAGCGTCTAGCGAGGTTCACTTGGGTTGAGGTCAGTCGCACTGTGCGTGGTTTTTTTGCACTCCGTTTGGTGGGGGCAACCACGTTGCCAGTTTGACTCTGTTGCGCTTCCTCATCTTCTATAACATCGTCAAACTTGTCTGGAAAAACTTTTCGCATTTCCCTATCTATCTCTTTATAATACTCTTCGCTGTCTCCGACAACACCTTTTTTTACCAACTCCTCATGAACACCAAAGGCATACGAGGTCATTTTACTATCTTTATTGAACCATGTATTCTCATTTGCCCAGTCCAAAGCCCTCTGACTCACCTGTGGTTTCTGGGGTTGCTGAGGTATTGGCTTGGTTTGCTCTACCCTTGGCTCAGGTTGTTTTGGTGGTGTGTAGGTATCCACACGATATTTTTCATTTTGTATTCTAGCTAACTCAGCAGACGCATCAGCAAGTTTATCTGGATCACCTGATTCGTAAGCCTCTTTGTAATCTATCTTGGCTTTCTCAAGCTGTGCATCTACTCTGCCTTTGGCTTGATTTATCAAAACACTCTCGCCATCAGATAGACTTTTACGCAGTTCTTCGTTTTCTTTCTGAAGTTTTTTAGCGTAGTTTAGTGCCTCTTCTTGTAAACGAGAGGCTTCTTCTTTGGCTCTACGCTCTTCGTGATACTCGTATTTTAGCTCCTTAATACGCTTTTGCACCTTATCGCTATAGTTTTTGGCTTCATCTTCATCACCTTCAACTTTAGGCTGCGTATCTTCTTTTCGCTTTGGAACCCTATCTTCTTCAGGTCTATCATCAACAATCTCAACCTCAAAAGAAGTTTCTTCCTGTTGTTTTGTTTCTACAGGCTTATCTTCACCAAAATCTAAATCTTGTTGTGTGTCCTGCTCTTCAATTTTTTCTGCTACTTCGTTCATATCCTTTTATATCCTCTTGGGTCATCGACAACGGCTTCAACCGTGTCATCGTTAATTAATCTAAATTCCTGTGTATGTATTTTAAAACGAGTGCCTGAATATGATCGAAAAATCACAAAGTCACCCTTTTTACAATATGGACCGTTTGGAAACTTATCCTTATCTTTGTACGCATCAGGACCCATGCTAACGACAAAACCTATGATTGACGCTATACCTTCAGCATCTCTCAATGCGTCTGGCATATATACGCCACCTTCGGTTTTCTCATCTACTTCAACTGGGGATATTAGGAGTTTGTAGCCCTTTGGTTGGGGCATTTTGGAAGCGACTTTCTCATCATCTTCCTTCTTTACAGCTTGATACATTTTAACCTCATGCAGTGATTTAGGCTCACAGTTGCCTTGCGTTTAAGTACGTTGAGATTATTTAATCCTCAATGGCTTTCTTTTGCAAGTCTAAAATTTCTTGCTCTATTTTGAGTAATCCCCTGTATTCACCGACCATTGAAGTGTATTCATCGAAGGTTTTTGCCCCTCCCATGCACAAATGTTCCTGTATTTGGGTCTTTTGATCGCTGATTCTCTTTAAAATCAGCCCATAATCGTCATTCATCGGCTGTTAAGTCCTTTGCAAGGCTTAATCCGATGTCTACACCGTCTTTTATAGCCTTTTTCTCAGCTTTATCAGCCTCTGTAGCCACCTGAATACCTAATTTAGCCCCTTGTATCTTCTCATTTGACTTCGTTTTCTGTACATCAGACTGTAATTTAGCAATATCAAGCTGTTTTTTGTGTTCAAACTCAGCTTCTTTCAAGGCTAACTCTCTTTGCTGTATAATTGTAAGTGGGTCTTGCTGTTTTTTCATTGCTTCAGCCTGTGCCATCTCAGCTTGACCTTTTTGCAACACTTTAGCAGCAGCTTCTGCCGTTAGTTTTGACAATTCTTCCTCTACATCCTGTGGTAAAGGCTTTTCTTCGTCTGGCATTTCCACACCTAACTGCTTTTCTATCTCTTTTCTATACTGGAACGCAACGTGTTCCGTAATGTGAGCTGCCAAGGCATTCTGTATAGCAGACGCAAATGGCGATTGACCAATGATTTGCTGTATTTTTGGATCTTGAGCAGCAGCAGTATGTACAGCAATGTGGGCTTCATGGTCTTGGTACTTGAACGCCTTGACAGGTTCTTGCTTCATGATCGCCATGTTTTCTGTTACTGGATCATTCGGCTTTATATCGTCAGGTAGTTTGATAATATCGGCTGCATCTTTTATTCCTAGCACTTCTAGCATCTGTCGATGTAGCTTTCCCATATCGTATAGTTGTGGTGCTTGTTGGGCTAACTGTAGGGCTGCCTGATATTGTGTTACTCGTTGCGCCATTGTGGAGGCATTAGGATCAGATACTGGTATAACATCCACTCGTCCGTCAAAATCTTCTGTTCGTGAAAAGCTACCTTCTTCTGTTTCATAGGCGTATTCTGGAGGCATAAAATCATGGATACACTTGGCTAGTATGCGTAGTTCTTTTTTTAGAGAGGCGTGTAATCGTGCTTGTACCCCAGACATCACCTTCATGGATCGCTCTAACAAGGCTAGTGTTGTACCAACAGGAGCCTGTGGGTTCATGTTACCCACTTGTACATCAGCAACAGAACCTATTCGTCTGCCTTCTTCCACAATATTTCCCAACAACTGGTATAATACTGAGGATGGTTCTTTATAAGGTATAAACGTAATGGAATCTCGTATCGCACCACCAGGAACATCGACATCCCTGAACTCACCAGGCATGAGAGGCGAATCATCCCCTTTAATCCTAAGACCACGAGCTTTAAGACCTGCAGGAAGATTAGATAACGTACCTGCGTCAATAAGCTGACGAAGGATGGACGTTGCCGATTTAGCCAACCCACCAATAAGATGAATAAGTCCTGTACCATAAAAGCCAAGGCTAGGAAGATATCTATAATGAATAAAATGCTGTCGCTTAGTTTTCTTAGGATCAGTTTCATACCAGTTCTTTCTAATGGATAATATGGCTCGTGATGACTTATCTATTGTAATGACATAGGGTCTTGCTAATCCATCGCTATCCTGAAATGGCTCTGGCATATCAACATCAACGTGCATCTCAAGAATAGTGTATCTTTCATCGTCTTCGTAAACGTGTTCAGCCCCATCCATCTCGTCATACTTTTCCTGTATTTCTGATTCGTCCTGTTGTGGGTCTGTTAGTTCAACCTCACGATAGAAACCATTCACCATAAGTTCTTTGATTTCATTCTCTGTCTTTTTCATGACGTGGGTGTACCGTGGACAAGACATGAGATCACTTGCACCATAAGAAACTACAAAGTCTTCAGCAGGTACAAACATGGAGCATGGTCTTTCCATGATGGGATCGTAATACACCTTCTTGAAAGCAGAGCCTGCTAGAGGTAAACGAAACAGCATTTGCTCCATTTCATCACGATACTCCGTCATGTCTTCTGTCAGAAGATAATTCATTTCATCTTCAACACGTTGTGACTGTGCTGTTTTTTCTTTTGTGTTTTTCCCCACTATCTTTGTGCGTACTGGTCCTGATGGTGGGAATATCTCACCCATAGCCTGTGCCTGAAAACGCACAACAGCTTCTGTTAGGAGTGGGTGGAATACACCTGACGCTCCTTGCCACGGCTGAGATCGCTCTTCAATCTTCATGCCCAACAAGTCAAGACCTTTAATGTAGGATCGTGACCATTCGTTTCGTGATGTTCTATCGCTCTCAAAGTCATCGATAAGATCGGCAGCCATCTTCTCCAGATCACCATCTTCCAGAAACTCAGCTAAGTTTGAGTTATGATCAGGTCCAACTAAATTTTCAGTGACATCACCTTCAAAGTCAACTATGACACCACCATCCTCTGTCTCTATCGATACAGCATCTGGATTTACCACTTCAACTTTTAACTCTTGTTCAGAAGGGTTCTTCTCTATATCAACCTCGAAAGGCTCTAATCGTTTATCGACTACCATAATTTACCTTATGCTGAAGTTGGTTCCTTGAGTAGCCAATCCACCACCACGCATCTTCATGACCTTACCACCTGATTTTTTACCAAGTTTCATTTGTTTCATAATTTTATCCATGAACTTAGGGTCTTTAATGTCTAAGGTTTCGCCTCTACCTTTTCCTTTCATCGTATCTATATTTTTTATCAGCTTTCTTACGGCTTTTGCATCTACGAGGTCTTTTGTCATTGAATTATCTCCTAATAGTATTCCACTGGTCTTCTGTATTTTGGTTCGTCATCCCAGTCATCGCTTTCTGCTCGAACCCATCCACCTTGGCGAAATCTTAACAGAGCCTGTGTGGTACTGTCAACTAAGTCATCGTGATCGCCAGAGGGGAAAGAGGCACATTCCTCTATAACCTCATCTGCCCACCGTGTGGGTGGATACCAGACAGTGCCACTCGAAAACAAATCCGTAACAGCATTTACTCTGGCAATCTTGTCGTTACCTCTGGTGGGTGTGAACTCCGTGACAGGTATACCCATAGCACGAAGTTCAAACACCAAAGGCGCACCTGATGCCTTTGCCTCAATAATCATCTGATCTGGCTCCCACTCCATGTATTTGTCATAGGCTGCTCGTTTTAATTCTGGAAACTCTAGTTTCGCCTTAAACGAATCAAGCAATATCAAATGTGTCTTTTCTATTCCTGTGGTTTCATCAGGATGATAAAACACACCCCAAGTGGTACACGCACTATAGTCACTACGCTCTGTTTTCAAAAACGCTGTATCCCACGACTGGATTATCGCCTCACAGGCAGGTGGGGTGGTGCTATCCCACAATCGCCACCATTCTCGTTTTATTAACGCTCCCTCTTCGGATGTAGGATTTTGCTGATACTGAGCATTCCATTTAGCAACTGGCAATTCAGCTTTTAGACTTTCTAACTCCTCTAGCTTCCAGAACTCTCCCCACAGTGCCTTTCCTGACGGCATAATCGCAGGTAACTCAATAACTTCCCAATCGTCAATCCCTGCCTTGTTTTCCATACTTCGAAGTATCTGACCTGTTAAATCTCTCTTTGCCCATCGTGTCATCACCAAGATAATCGCTCCTCCTGGTTGTAATCTCTGCCGTGGTCCTGATGTATACCATTCGTACACCTTGTCATACACCTCTGGGTTATACTGCCCCAACTGTGCGTCCTGTTCCGAATGAGGATCATCAATCACCAAAACATCAGCACCCTTACCAGTTACAGCACCACCAACACCAATCGCAAAATAATCGCCACCCTTATTCGTACTCCACCGTCCTGCAGCCTTACTATCAGCCGATAAGGTGATGCCTTTGAATATCTTTTGATAATCTGGTGACTGTATCAGGTTTCTGACCTTCCTACCAAAACCCACGGCTAACTCAGCAGTATGTGCCGTCTGAATAATCTTTTTATCTGGATATTGTCCAAGAAACCACGCAGGAAACAAATAAGAAGCAAACTCCGACTTGGTGTGCCGTGGGGGCATATTAATTATCAATCTCTTCAGTTCCCCTCGTGCCACCTTCTCAAATGCCTCAGCCATAATCTTGTGATGTGACCCACCAACAAATGCCGACCACATCATATGCACAAAAGGCAGAAAGCTCTCCTTGGCACTCTCCCTGTCCTTGGCTTCTTCATACTTCTCTAGTAATTCCAATATCTCCCTCTTTTGATCAAGAGGAAGTAAATCAATCTTATCCTTAAACTGGGATAACTCCATTATTGCTTCTTTCGGTTTTTCCTACCTGATATCACACGAAGATTTTTTTTCCTATTGTTTTTAGGATTGCCATCCTTGTGATCAATATGTTTCCCATCACCCTTCTTGACTTTCCCTTGGCGTATCGCTGCCCTACGGTTCTTATTCCGTAACGCCCTCTCCTTCTTCATTTTATCAGAGGAATGGTATTTCTTGTATTCAGACAAAAGATTTTCCTTTACAGATATGATTAACCATATATCATGGTATACCACATACCATGATTAACCAAACATATTATGAAATAATATGTATTATGGTATACCTTGGAAAGAAACATGGTATACCATGTAAAACATGAAAGGAGTTTATCGTGGTAATTGAACCATTCTTAATGTGGAACCTTCTAATCACCTTAGTGATAGCTCCACTGGCGTGGTACATCAAAACCCAACGTGACGAAATCAAGCGTATCGACATTCTCCTAAACAAAACCAGAGAGCAATACATGAACAAGGTTGAACACAAAGATGATATCAACCGATTGTTTGAACACCTATCCAGATTAGAAAACAAAATAGATACCTTATTAACGTCAAAGTGATATTTGGCATTTTTTACCAAATTGTTTGAGCAGATTACTATATATATATGCGTGTATGTGTGTGCGTATACATGGGGGGTGGGGGTAGGTGGGGTCTATTTTTTATGGTTTTTATGCGATTTAGTGCCAAAAAAAATAACATAATGTAGATTATGCGCCTTATTGTAGCTAAGTTATTGTTTTATATGACTTTTAACTTTTCTAACTTCTCTTTTAGCTTTTTTTCTAGGCTCTGAAGGTCTGAATCTGCTTCTTCAACTTCCACTTTGTCCACAAATAGTCCAATAGTTTTTCCAATAAGGTGTAAACTCTGAACCCTTGCGCTATCAGACTCAGCGTTTTCAGCTTCGAGCCTTAGCCGTTCCAAAACGTAGGCTTCAAGTCTTGCCTTCTTCGTTCTAATATCTTCAGCTTTATCAGTGGTAAGGGTTCTAATTCTTGCTACGATCTTGCTATTAGCCATTAAACGGCTTGCGTTCTCGTGTATTGTCTTGGCTGCTTGGTTGCTGCTATAACCTGATTTTATGTAGGCTTCGTTTTGAGCCAAGCCCTGACTGATATAATGGCAAAATTTTTCTTGCTTATCTGTTAACCCTGAAAGCCTATCTAGAACCACCAGTTCAGGCTTATTCTCTGATTCGTTTTTTTCTACCATTTCCACACCTTTTTTCATGGTTTCTAATCTTTTTAACATAATTTATTAAATTTTTTTTTTCAAGCTGATACACCTTTTTTTATTGGCTATTGGTGTATTTTGTTGAACATTGTTGAAACATTATGTTGACGATTGTTGTTGACACGTTTGGAAAAAGAATCAATA